CCTCGTGTAGATGGTAATGATGCTGTCAAGCAAGGAGCGTAATCTTGAGCGAGTCCCACAGGTTTCGCACACCTGTGTATAACTCCTGTGGATAACTTATTCATTGGCTTAACTCAGCAATCCGAGCATCATCCACAATCTTGATGCCAAATGTGCCACATCCCATGCATTGAGCAAACCACTCATGCTCTGTTAATTCGGCACCTTTCTTAAGACCAAAGCGTTGCTTAGGCTTTCCATACAGCTTCTTGCATATTGCGCAATCAAATTGCAGGATGTGCATAGTTGCTCCTTATCAATGTTTCAATGGGTTGCAGATTAACCTGTGGCACAGTCCAATTGTTTTGACTGGTGTTTTTATATCGCGGCTTTTTGGCCACAGCTACGGGCATCCAGCCGACAATGTGCATTTTTGGTGTGTTGCCTACAACTAGCACCGCAATGTCACGATCTTCTCGGTCGCTCTCCTGTATCCACAAATTGCTGTTCGGATTAGCTGACCATTTGACTTCAATGTGTTCGCCCACATCGGCCTTTGATTTATCCCATGTGATGCCAGGTTGATAGTCATAACCTAATCGCTTGGCCACCACCATCTCAGCCAACATTGATTCGCCCATTTGTGCCACATACTCGAACCATGAAAGGTTTTTGACGATGCGTGAGCTGTGGTCGGCTGACCTGTCATGGCAATGTGATATGGCTGCAATCATGCATTGCACCTCCTCAATGCGATCTATCATCGGCATTCACCACAAAACCAAATGATGTTTTCGGTTCGGTCATAACCTTTTTGGTAGCCAAATTGATCTAATCGCCTTAGCTGTGAGCATTTGTCACATTGCTCAATTTTGTATTCTTCGACCAGCACACCATTGCATAGCAATTTGGCTGTCATGCTCTGTGGATGGATGATTTCAATGTAATCGCTCATTTTACCGATATCCAAATCATTGTTATTAATAGCACAATTTCAACAATCAAAAGGCTTACAATCAATCGTTTTTTTGTCATAATCAGACCTGCGGCTTAAAGTTTCCATCGCTGGTCAATACATACCATTGAGGTTTGCATTGCTTTTCTTTAATTTTTTCGCTGCAAAAGTATCCCGCCCAAGCTTTAGGTGCATCCGGTTTGCTTTGATTCCATCGCATTGATCCATGTGCGCACATTGGCACGCCATTAACCGCCCATCCAGTTTCATCAACTTGTTCGGCTTCTTCTCTGGTCTTATAGCTTGGCACATCGCCATGCTTTGTTGTCCAGTAGTCATAGTCGGCAGCTGGTGTTTCCGTCTTAACCAATGTCATAACCTCCTTTGTGGCCTTTTCCGTGCCACCCATAACCAAGGCCATCACGCGCATCAAAGCTGAGGTGCAGGTATCTTCAACCATCCAACGCCTCATTTTCTCGCTGTAAGCTGCAAGAAACCCATGTGCATAATCAATGCCGGCAGGATCAATTTCGGTCTGATTGCGCCATGCTTTAGCTTGAACCAGCACATAGCCTTTTTCGGCATTAAATTCAATGATGTGCGTTTCAAGCCGGCCTTGCGGATATGTGGCAATCCACCTGTCAGTCCGCTCTTTATTGCCTTCGTATGAGTCCATGAACGCCATTAGCGCACCGCCTGACCTGATGCATGACGGCCAACGGCTTTGCCTCGCTGATAGCCGTCTTTGTGGCCTTCTTTGTATCCGACCGCATAGCTGCAAATGGCCCATAAAATGCAGGCCACTAACATAAATATAAACAAACCAATTTCACCTGATGTCATTTTCTTGCTCCCGTTTCTGGAAGCCGTGTCTCAGCTCCCAAATACAGAGTGACAGGCACAGCGGACAAATTCAACAATCATGCGTGGATTGTGGCGTGTCGCTACTTCTTTAAAGCTATCTCAAGGAGTAGTTGATCTAGTCGTGCCTCTATCCTGCTCACTTGATCCTTGAGAGAATTGCCACCATTCGGTGAAAGCTCGCGCATGATCGATTTCACCATGAATCTCATTGACGAATAGATGGCAGTCAGCACCGCAAGAACAAGCCCACCGACCGCCGTCCATTCGCCTATGCTCATTTCTTTAGGCCAAGATCATCTTTAGGATTTGCCCAACGCGCAAGCATTGGCACTAAGCCAGCAACCAAGCCCATTGCCAAATCCTTCGGGTTCTGATTACCAGTCATCCATACAGCTAACATGCCAGCAACAGAGCTACGCGCCCAAGATGCCAACAGAGCTTTTGCTTTATCCATTATTTTTCTCCTTTTGGTCGGTCGGGCAGATCACCCGAAAACGCGCCATAAGTTGGTCGGCCGTAACCGACAACAAATGACCTTGCTCCCAAAGTTCTAGATTTAACCATGACTTCGCCGCCATTGCGTTGATCTCCACCGCCTGATGTGTTGCCTTCGATAGTCACAATCTGTTTTTCCGATGCCCGAATAACTAAACCAATGTGATTAATTGTCACCTTGTCATCAATAACAAAATCAAAAAACACAAAATCACCAATCTTTGGTGTTTCGTGCCATTGCTTGTTTTTTTTAAACGCCTCAGCTCCCGCTTTGGTGCTGACCACATTTGGCACTTTCACACCAGCTTGATCCGCGCACCAATTTAAAAATGACCCACACCATGGCAGCTTATCGGCTTTCATGTGTTTGCCATATTTTGTTTCGTTTTGACCAGTCTCAGCTGTGCCGACCTCGGCAAGAGCAATCTGGATTAAACGCGGCAATGTGCCTTGTGGAAATGTCACGACAATAAAAGCTTCGCTTCATCGGCAGTCAAACCAATTTTGGCAAGAATTGCTGCTTTGTCAGCTGCTGCTTTTGTATCTTGCTCCGCTTTCCAAGCAGAATAATCTGCCACGCCTTTATCAAATTGTGCTTTTGTGATTGGCTTTGCCTCAATCCACTCTACATCGGCAAAATCGTCACCGCGCAGTACATATCCACCATTAGGAATTAGCATTGCTAAAACATCAGATGTCATTTCCATTTTAATCAAGTCAGCCATTATGCACCTATTTCTTGAGCAATGATGTAGCAAGGACCATTAGATACACTAAAAAAGACACCGCTTGCTGCTGTCACATTTGCGTATTGAACTTTATAAGTTGTTGCCGATGTCGTTGCTGGTGAATCCACATAACTAAATCCAACATTTTCCCAGTTGTCAATCGTTGTGCCTGTATAACAAGCCGATGCAGTAATTTCTGTAATAACTGTTGCACCACGAAGAAGTTGCAATTTGACACCACTTGCAGCATTAGATGCTCGTTTTGACACAAAGCAATTTAGGTCAATCTTAACTCGGCTGCCAGTTGTAGCTAGTGCGCCAGTTGTAACTGTTAAGCCTGTGTCTGCATAAGTTGTAGTTGTGCTTTCAATCTGACCTGAATAAGTAGCCTGAACAACTTGCAGCAATTTGCCACCGCCCGCTGGACTAGCCCATTTGACTTTGTAAGGTGAAACTGTGGTATCAGCTGTCAAAAGCTGTCCTGTTGTTCCAATTGGCAAATTGTCATAAGTGCCTGAACCTGTACCAACAACAATATCTCCGGCTGCCGTGATTGTTGTTGCCATGTCATTTGTAATCGTGACAGCTCCTGATGTGCCACCGCCTGTGATACCGGTGCCGGCTGTCACAGCTGTTATGTCACCTTGATCATTTGCAATCCACACAAAATCCATGTTGGCATTTGTATTTTTTGCAAGAATCTGGCCTGCGGTGCCACCTAATAAATCAGCCATTGATGAATCTACAGCTTGGCCAAAAACCTCAAAATCGGCAGGCAAATCTGTAACCAAATCTGTGGCCGTAGGCATTTGCCAGCCAAACGAACTAGTCGGGTTGCTCACTTGTTTTTCTCCTTACGCCACAATTGTGGCATTAATCCAATCCAGAGTTGGATTGACTGTGCTCCATTGCTCGACCACCGGCACATCATTCCATCGCATAGCTTGCAATGAGAATGAAATTGGTGAAACAATCATTGAAACGCTTACCTGATTATATCTGGCCGAAAATGTCCAGCCTTCAACAAAACCCAAGAAATCTCCAGAATTCATGTTGAGTGGCAAATTGGCTATATTGACCGGCATACCCATAAACACATTGATGAGATCATCGCGGTCGGCATCATCAAGCTCTGGATTAGTCAGCTCAAATGTGATGTTGTTAAAATTAAAGCGTGGGTACGCTCTTAGCTCTAAATAAAAATCGGCTTGATCTTGAGCATCGGCTGCGTGTTTGATGGTTGTTGTAAATATCTGGGAAAGCTGGCCATATAAGCCAACCGATGCAGGATTAACCGCGCTGACTTCCAAAGCCGAATTGTTGCCATATCTAAGCGTAATGGTATTTCGGACATCTCCGGCACGCGATTGAATGCTCAAACCTGATGCCAAAGCATGATTGGCAGTCAGATCAACATAGCCATTAGCGGCTAGATATGTTGTGCGGTGTGTGCTGTCTGCATAAGAAATTTGACCTTGCGCGTTTTCGTAAATATAGCCCAATCCTGATGTGGCTAAAGCTGAAACCAATGAATAAACATCAATTGTGTCGGCACCACGATTTTCAAGCTCATAATTGCCCGGCCGGTCAATTTCACCCAATCCGCTATTTTCGGCATCTTGCCATTGGGTTGTTGGGTCATAGCTTGCCCATGTCAAGGCTGCCGGCACTTCTTGCCATGACAGAAATAAAACCTCTTTCAAAATAGTGTAAATCTGATCCCCATCAAAATCATCATTTAAAACGCCTTCGGTAAGAGCCTTTGGCAATCTAGACAATGCCCCCAATGCAACAATTTTGATGCGCTGTGCATAATCCACAGAGCCAACTTCTGCCACGGCAATGCCTACATCAACGACAGACCCGCCAAAAATCGGCACAAATGTAGCTGTTGAATCTTGCAATTCAATTGTCAGCGAATCATTGATTTCAATCAGCACATTTGATTGATCTAAATTGATTATTTCAAGGTTTGTGTATCCGGCATTTGCCTGTTCATAAATGTTTGTGCGACCGCTTTGAATTGTTAGGTTGGCCAAAATGGCAGTTTGATATTGCACACCGCCAATAGTTACGCGCCAAACAGGATTGAATAGTGTCATCAAATTCCAACTAAATTAGTTGCACCACCGGTGCCTCTAAAAAAACTGTTGTTTTGAGCTTCATTGATTGCACGGCTAAAGCCTTCTTCATCAATAATTGATGGTGCATTGACATTGATTGTAATGGGCTGATTTGAAGCTGCCATGATTCCAGCCAATGTGTTGGTATTAACGCCTGATGTGCCAAATTGAAAAGGTTGATTTGATGCAGCCATAATTCCGGCTAAAGAAGTTGTGTTAGCACCAAAAACATCAAATGCACCAGCAACATCATCAACAACCTTTGTAACTTTTTTGGTTACGGCTGCTAGACCGCCTGAGCTGCCGGTTGTGCCACCACCAGTTGTGCCACCACCAGTTGTGCCACCACCAGTTGTTCCACCTGTCAATCCTCCGCTTGTAATTCCGCCTCCCGCAGAGCTTCCACCACCTGAAATTGCACCCGGCGCGCCACCCGTGGCAAAACCACCGCTCCCACTACTTGAGGTAATTTTACCAATTGGAGCAATGTCTGCACCCGGTTTAATTAAATTAAAACCTCGAATTGCAATATTGACAAGATCAATTGCGGTATTAACCAACCCGCGCAAAGCTCCAACAACATTTGCCATAATGTTTAAAACAACGCTTGCAATACTTCCAATTACATTGAAAGCTGCACCAATGACAGTTCCAATTATTGGAGCCGCCGCCTTAATTACATCAAAGAAAGCTTGAAATTCATCCTTGTTTTCAATAACTGTGGCTTTTATTTTATCAAAAGCTGATTTAAAGCCTTCAAAAATAGGTTGCACAAAGCTTTTTATTCCATCTGCCAAAGTGTGCAATGTGCCGCTCATACCATCGGCATTTGAACCAAAAGCATCAGCTACTTGTTGGACGATGGGAATAACCTTTTCTGAAAACAAAGTTGCCAATTCTAAAACAACGGGCAAAAGTGCCGTGCCAATAGTGACTTTGGCGTTTTCCAATTGAGCTGTGAGAATGCGTGTTTTGTTGGCTAGGCCATCGCTAGTGCGCTCAAAATCGCCTTGTGCAGCTGATGTTTGCTTGTAGATTAAAGCCTGAGCTGCCAAAACCTTTTGCTGTGGTGTTAATGCGTTTTTGGTTGTGCTGACAATTCCCAATTCCAAAGCGGCTTGGCGCAAGGATGCATCATCAAGCAAAACGCCGTATGCACGCAATGGTTCGGCTTCACCGCGTAATGCTGAGCCAATTGCATTGATTGCTTGCTCGGGTGATGTGTTATTAAATGAAGCAAGATCGGAAGCTAATTGAACAAAGCCTGTTGAAAAACCTGATAAATCCTTGCCGCTTAATCCGGCAGCTCGACCAAATGTGGCAAATGTTGCAGCTGCATCCAATGCTTGTTGCTTGGTCTGGCCTAAAGATGATGCTGCACTATCTGCAAATTTTTCAATGTCTTTGGCTGTGTCACCAAATAAGACATTAACCTTTGAAATTGTCTCACTTAAATCGCTGGCAGCTTTGACAGCATCCACGCCAATTTTAATTGCCATTGCTCCAGCGGCAGCCGCCACAGCTGCAAATGCTAAAGCCGCTTTTTTGCTGAAATCCCCAACTTTAGTGCCAAATGAATCAACCTCGGTTGTTGCGCCTTTAACGCCTTTTTTTAGTGAATCTAAATCAGCATCAAAGGTTACTGTGACTTTTGGAATTTTTGCCATTAATCTAGTCCGTTCGCTCTGATAAGTGTTTGAACCATTGCAATATATTCTTTTGCCACAACCGGCGTGTAAAAATCAACAGCTGGTGTTATCCAATAACCGCTTGGATTTGCTGGAGCCTTAAATCTGTTTGTGTATCTTCTACCAGCTCTATCAATGCCGGGATGTGAGCCATATTCTGATCCCCATAACAGCGTTCCAGCGGCGGCTCGTGATTGATTTGTGCGCTTGCCACCTTTGCCTGTTTTGCCGCCGTACTTACGGCCAACCTGCTTTGTGCCACCAATATCAACACGAATTAAGCGGTCGCGTGGTGTTGTAATTGAATCCATCACCAATTTTGCTTGTGGTGTTGGAGATACAAGGCCAAATTGCATCAGCTGGCCGGCAAGCCTTTTTGACATTGTTTGGGCTTCGGTTCTGACTTGATCTTGCACTTCTTTTGGCAATGCAGACAAAAGCCGAAATAGATTTTTTAATTCTAAAGGCTCAACAGTAAATGAAAAGGTGCCGGTGTCTCTGGATGATTTAGTTGCCATTGCGCCTCCTCAAAATGTCATACACAGTAAAAACATCTTCCGCTGTTTGAAACTCTGATCGTGACAATCCTGTTTCAATGGCCAATTCCCAAATAATCCGGTTTATTGTTCCCGGCTCGTAACTTTTGGGTGCTCGGTTTCTCCAATGCTGATGTCAATCACAGTTTCGCACCAAACCTCGAATGGCTTGACAGTCTTACCGGCTGCCTCGCGCTTCATTGAGTGATACGCCAAAAACATTAAATCGGCAATTCCCAATTTCTCGGCTATTTGCTGAATTGTGTTTCCAGTTTTTTGTTCCCACTTCATGAATTCTGGTGGGAGAACGAGATAGGTTTCGTTCTCCCCCGTTACGAATTCAATTGTAACTTGTAGTTTCATGCTCCCGATCTCCTTTTTATAGTGTTGGTGTGGTCACACAGGTAAATGCTAGTGAGACAGTTTGTGCATCTGGTGCTGTGCCTCCAGCTGATGGGAAAATTGGCTGGACATCAAAATTAAACACCGATCCTGATGCAGCTGTAAAGACAACCGCCAATGGTGTGTTTGGTGCTGTGTCTGCCGCTGTCCAAAGTGCGTTGCACAATGATCCACCAGCTGGCCAATCGGCAAGCATTTCAACAGCAAACGATCCTTGCGAATCAGTCGTAAAATACGCCTTGCCGTCTAAAGTTTGATATGTATTGATTGTTGAATCAATAGTTAGAATTGCGGATGTGGCCTGAGCATCATAAGTATCACCAGCAATGGTGAATGTGATATCTCTGCCGGTCACGATAGTTGTTGGCATGATTTCTCCTTAGTTGGTGTAGTAGGTGCTTACTTGTAAATCGGCAATGAGGTATTTACCCGCACCGACTTCCAATGATTGAGGTTGATTTACATCCCCGACTTCATATCCATCGGGCATTGTGCTAATGATGTCAATCATTAATTGTTCTAGATTGTCCAAAGCCGCTGCATTGTTCATATAAGCAACAACACCGGTGACAGTTAGATTGATTTTAACTTTAGTTGTTGCGCCGTTAATTAAAACGCTTTCCAAATACGGCGTTCCCGGAATCAAAACAATGCTTGGGCTTGTCATTGTCTCTGGAATGCCGTTATAGACATTGGCCGCAATTGTTGAAAGTGTTGTTTGCAATGGTGTTCTGATATCAGCTTCAATTGTCATTGGCACATTGCCTCAACATCCAAAAATGGCCCAAGCAATCCAACGACTCTATTTGTAAGGCTTCGGCCTAAAATAAATGGTTGCGGCTGGAATGTGTCTGACATGATTTGATTGCCGGGAGCTGTAATGCTCTGAAAAATCTCAACCGAAACAACCAAAATTGCGTTTTCAATCGGCGGTGTGCTGGCATAAAGTTGCGCGGCTGATGCACCGGATAAAGTAGCCAATGCGCTTGGAATAAATGGCAATGGGTATGTGCGATCAGCCGCGGCTGTCGCAGCTGTAAATGTGTAAGGCTCAATACGATCATCGGTGACTGTGTAAGTGCCATTGTATGTTCCGGCCCCGGTAACAATGACAGACTGCCCCGGCACAAAATAATTTGGCCGAATTGTAGTGAAATAAATGACGGAATCACTCACATTGGCAAATGTCACCGATGATTGATATTGCGTAAGTAAAGGCAAAATCGTTTGCTCAGCGGAATCTATAAAAGAATCCAATTGAGCATCACTATACAAAGAAACTGAGACACCAAGAATTGACCTCAGCTGTGCGGCTGTGACTATTGCTGGCATCTCAGTTCCTTTCGTGTCAGTAGCGTTCGGGAGCGACCGCTACCGATTTTGAGTTATTTATGGGAGGTTATTAAATTGGGCACCATTTGGCACCTTTGGAGCTAGTGCGCCATATCCGTAATACAGGATGTCAATAGTTCCATCGCTGTTGATGTTCGTGCGTAGCGTAAAGCGTGGAGACTCATACCATGTGTATGAATCTGGATTGACAACGACCATTGAAGAATCGGCATCAGCTGTTGTTGTACCAGCGTTACCAAATGAGCGTGAAACATAAAGGTTCAGACCCGGTGAAACTACACCGCGCAACGAATCGCCTCTCACATTTCCTGCCGCATTGCTAGGTTGCGCCGCATTGTAAAGTGGTGATCCATTGTCGTTGTAACCCATAATGTTGCCCCATTGTGTTGGTGAAACAATTAATGAGCGAGCAAAACCAAGTGATGCGCCATAAACAGCTGCGGCTGCCTTAGATGTGTATCCAAGGAATCCGGTTGCTGAATTTGCTGCCTGTGCTGTCGTGGTAGTAACTGCCGCCTGCATCGCAGCCAAAACATATTCATCAGTTTCTTTTGCATAAGCAAATTCCAGATTTTGTAGAAGCGCGGTCAGATATTCCGGCCGTGATCTATCAATCAATTCGACAGTTGAAATTGCTCGGCCTTTAAATGACTCAACTGAGACTGACAAAAATGTAGCTGATAATGATGATTCTGTAATTGCAGTATTTTCTGCAATTGCGGCAACTGTTGGCACAGCTGTAACTTTTGGCAATTCAAAAGTCATGCCTTCGGCCACTAATGTTTCACGGCTAATGCCATCGATTGTTCCTCGATCAGCGTTTGCTAATGCATTAATAACCTGTGTGCTTTGTGGTGTTGGAATCATGCCGGGTGCTGTTGATGTGGTGTTATCCGCAGCTTTCACATATTGACGAGAATCTTCATCATGCAAAATGCTTGCTTTTAGGTAATGCTCAAGATATGTCACCTTGTTAATAATTGGTGAGCGTGGTGATGTGAAATATGCAGGTCGTGATGCCTGTACGGGTTCGACTGCTGGAGCTGCTACCGGTTCAACGGCAGGAGCGGTATTTTCGGTAGTGTTATCCACTTTGTCTCCTTCATTTGGGTTTGTGTTATCTGCAACTGTTTCAGTTTCAGAATCTTCTGATGCTGCTACCTCTGAAACGCGAGCTGAACGAACAGCTGGTTCGGTAACGAGTGCCACGCCTTTAAGCTGGCCATTCAAAACTTTCATAGTGCCATCTTTTAACATTTCATAGTTATCAACGGCCAATTCAATGCTAAAACCATCGCGCAAACCATCCATTGCTTCAACAAGTGCATCCGTGCCAGCTGTTGTGTTGGCAATTTTAAAGGTCGCTGTCATTTCCTTGTCATTTACACTCATGGCAATGCTTTTGCCAATTCTGCGTGTGTTGTCATGCTCAAGGTTTAAAAAAACATCTTGAGGCACAATTGATCCACGAGCAAAAGTGACTTTGCCTGTTGATGCATTTGCTTGCTCATTAAATGCAACTATGCGGCCGGTTATTGTCCGAGAATCCGAATCAGCTGCCGTAATTTCCATTGGTGTTGTTAGCTTCATGAGATCATATCCTCCATTTGTCTAATTTCATCGGTAGTGATTGCTCCGATGTCGAACAAAATCTTGTAAATCTCTGCACGCTCTTTTTCTGAGCCGCGCAAGTACGCCTTTAAATCAAATTCAACGCGCTGTGTTGATGGCGTAAAATCTGGCATTGAAAGTCTTGAGGATAAGCTGTTCATCAACGGCAGCAGCGAAAAATCCAAAAGAGTTTGACGCGCCGTCTGGGCGTTTTGATAGGTCATGGATGATCCAGTCGGCGCATCAATAAAATAAGCCGGAATTCCCACGGCGCGTGCAAGCTCGGTTGCAATTATTTCGCGTGCGGCGTTTAGGCCGATTTGCTCTGGTGTAAAGCCAACAGTTTCCATTGTGATGTCTGCATTAAGAAATGCCGTTCCCCGGTTTCTTCGCGCTGCACCCCACGCATCAAGCAATTTTGCAATGCGATCAGCTGGCAATGCTGTGCCATTAGATTTCAAAACCATTGATGGTACAGGTTCGCGTGCATACATTGCAGCTGCTCGCTCAAGCTCTGCACCAGCACGAATTGTGCGACCGGCTCTATTTAATAAACCTTCATCATTGCCATAAAACACGACAAGCGATCCCACACCGCTATCTGGCACTTGCATTCCATCAACTGTGTAATACTCAACTTGGGTGCCTTTATCGTTTAAGAAAACACCGACACGATTAGGAGCAACGCGCCACATTTCTCTCACTCTGAATGTGTCCGCAAAAAGCGACATAACCTGAAAATATGAAAATCCCGTAAATAATAAATCCTCGCACGCCCATACCCAACTAACAGCCCCCGGCACTCTGCGATCTGGATCATCAATAACAATTGGCTGGTCAATAATTGTGCCTGTAGCTTTGTCTCGCGTAATAAGCGGAATTGTTGCAATGGAATTACAAATCATGTTTCTAGCGCGAGCAATCGCTGGCACAGACATAGCTTCTTCGCGGGTTGCCAAATAATCAGCTCCACCAAATGGGTAAAACGCATCAAGCGTTGGAGCTGGCCCAATTTGTGCAGCAACATCGGCACCGCGCGTTGGCGCAATTGTTTCAATGATGCGTTTGCGGTCAAATAATCCCATGCACCCATTTTCTCAAAATGTCAAGCATCAACCCACTAAAATGTCTATTTCGGTTTCTGGGCGTGTCGCGAAGTGCGTGCATAATGCGGCGGCCACAGCGGCGGCCACGGCCGTGCCGCTGGCACGCCTTCCAATGACCCAACCGCCATCGCCTTTACGCAATCGCACAGCTGAAAGCATTTGTTCAGTCAGCGTTGATTGATTTCTATGTTTTAAGCGACCAGAATTGATGGCACCTAACAATTCATCACATGCTTGCGGGTAAGCCGAATCCATGTCATGGATTGGGATACCAGCTGGCACCATACGCGCGGCAATAGCCCCGGTCGTGCGCCGTGAGTAAAGCAAATACTCAATAGGATATTTGCGACAATAAGCCGCTGCATCATTGGCAATTGCACGATCATCGAGCTGAATTGTGTTTTCCCAAGTGTGGAGCAGCTTTACTACGAAACTCTCTGATCCAAGCTTTTGCGCTCCCACAAGTGCTGCATTTTTTCTGTCCGGTGAAATATCAATTGCCATCCATGTTAGCTTGTCAATGTCGAGGTCAATTGTTTCATCTCCACAAGCTTGCCATTCTTTGGCACCAATAACGCTTGAGATTGTCTGAACCCAACGATTTAAAACCTCCGTCATTACCACATCGGGAGGATCATTGAAAACGGCTCGAATATTGTCTGGGTGAATTGTTATGTTGAGGCCAGGATTTGCAAAAGCCGCGTTTTCCAGAGAAATTTCATCAGTCGGTGCCGACCATTCAAAATAACCCACATTATCGTTTGCCCCACTAGCTGCCGCCAATCCGCGCTCTCGCAATTGATTGAGCACAATTGAGTGCGAATCTCCGGCCGTCGAAAAACAGCTAATTTGCGGATTCTTGGCCGCCATTAATGTGTAACGCAAGCTGGCAAAAGTTTCCATATCGTGCAACTCTCGGATTTCATCCATATGCACGCTTTCGGGTTTTGATAAACCTCTAGCTGCTGATCCACCAGCTTTAATGACAAAACGCGATCCTTCTAAAGTTTCTATCTCTTCGGCTCCATGTTGCCATCTGATTCGTTTAACCCGTTTTGCCAAATCATCATGACTTTCAATAATTTGCACAATTGCTCTAAATTGCTCAAGCGATGTTACCAGCCGGTGAGCTGTGGAGACTTGCAACGATTCTTGCCAATGAAAAAGACCCATCAAAATTCTTGCGCTCATGTATGTTGATTTTCCATTTTGTCTGGCACAGCTGGCCACAGAAATTGGATGATGGTAGCGGCCGTCACTTTTAATTTTCAAACTGTGTTCGGCTAACCACTTTTGCCACGGCATAAAGCCGCCTTCAATAATCTGGTCAGCAAAATCAATCAGCTCAAAGCCGCGTGTAGGCAAATCATTGAGCGGTGAGTGAATTCTAGGCTCTGTGACCGGTTCAAAAACCGATTGCAGCCTATCTGAGACGATTTCAACCGGCATGGGTTCAACTATGACCTGACCATCACTATTCATGGCTTTGGCTGTCGTTTTCGGGTACAAAGAAGCCTT